AGAGTTAGATCTCTTTATACAGTTAAATTACAAGCAAGCTATAGAAATAGCTGAAGAAGAAGTAATAGATAATATATTAGAGTTTAATAAATACGAAGAAATTAAGAAAAGAGTTGCACAAGATTTAACTATATTAGGTATTGGCGCTACTAAAACTAATTTTAATTTATCTGAAGGTGTTACAATTGATTATGTTGATCCGGCTAACTTAGTTTATTCTTATACTGAAGACCCAAATTTTGATGACATATATTATGTTGGAGAAGTTAAAGGTATTTCGTTACAAGAATTAAAGAAAGAGTTTTCTGACTTAACAGACTCTGACTTAGAAGAAATACAAAAACAACCTGGAGACAATAATTACACTAGACAATATAATGGTCAAGATGATAATTATGATACTGTTCAAGTTTTATACTTTGAATATAAAACTTATTCTAATCAAGTATTTAAAATAAAGAAAACTGATCAAGGTTTAGAAAAAGCACTTGAAAAACCAGATACATTTAACCCACCAGAAAGTGATAACTTTGAAAGAGTTTCAAGATCAATAGAAGTTTTATATAGTGGCGCTAAAATCTTAGGTAGTAATAAAATGCTTAAATGGGAACTAGCTGAGAATATGACTAGACCATATAGCGATCAAACTAGAGTTGAAATGAATTACTCAATTTCAGCGCCTAGAATGTACAAAGGTAAAATAGATAGTATTGTAAGTAAATGTATTGGCTTTGCTGATATGATTCAAATAACTCATTTAAAAATACAACAAGTACTTTCTAAAATGGTACCTGATGGTGTTTTTGTTGACGTTGATGGTTTAGCTGAAGTTGATTTGGGTAATGGTACTAACTACAACCCGCAAGAAGCTTTAAATATGTACTTCCAAACTGGTAGTATTATAGGTAGATCTTTAACTCAAGACGGTGATCCAAACAGAGGTAAAGTACCTATTCAAGAGTTAAACTCTTCTTCTGGTATAAACAAAATACAAGCACTTACTCAAACTTATCAGTATTATTTACAAATGATAAGAGATGTAACAGGTTTAAACGAAGCTAGAGATGGTAGTATGCCAGCTAAAGATTCTCTTGTAGGTTTACAAAAACTAGCAGCAGCTAATTCTAATGTAGCTACAAAACACGTATTACAGTCGTTAATGTATATAACAGTTAGAACATGTGAAAATATAAGCTTAAGAGTAGCGGATATGTTAAACTTTCCTCTTACTAAAAATGCTTTAATGAATTCTATAAACTCTATAAACGTAGCAACTCTTGAAGAAATAGATAAACTTAATATGCACGAGTTTGGTATATTTTTAGAATTAGAACCTGAAGAAGAAGAAAAAGCTAACTTAGAAAAAAATATTCAAATAGCTTTACAGACTCAAAGTATAAACTTAAGTGACGCTATTGATATTAGACAGATTAGAAACTTAAAACTTGCTAATCAGTTTTTAAAGAATAGACAAAAATTAAAAAGAGACCAAGAGCAACAAGCTCAACAAGCTAATATTCAAGCACAAGCTCAAGCGAATGCTGAAACTGCTGAGAAAGCAGCTATGGCTGAAATGCAAAAACAACAAGCTTTAGCTCAAACAGAGTTACAAATAGAGCAAGGTAAATCTCAATTTAAGATACAGCAAATGCAACAAGAAGCTGAAATCAAAAAACAATTGATGGCTGAAGAGTTTAATTACAAAATGCAATTAGCTCAAGTACATGCAAATGCGGAGAAAAATAAAGAAAAAGAAATTGAAGACAGAAAAGACGAAAGAACTAGAATACAAGCTACTCAACAGTCTGAACTGATAAGTCAAAGACAAAACGATTCATTACCAAAAGACTTTGAGTCTGCAGGTATGGACAATCTAGGAGGTTTCGGCTTAGAGCAGTTTGATCCTAGATAAAAGTTTATTAACTATTTAATTATATTATATTATGTCAGAAGTAAAACAAGAGGGTGATTTCAAAATGAAATCTAAACCTAAACCAAAAAGACCTAAGAATTTAGGTAAAAAAAATGAAATAACAAAAGTGGATTTATCTAAGCCTTTAGAAGAAAGTCAAGGCGAAGTTATACCAGATGTTACAAAAGTAGAAATTAAAGAACCAGTTGTTGAAGATTCTACTAAAGAAGTTGTTGAACAAATTGTAGAAGAAGTTGAACAAACTGATTCTGTTATTGAAGAAATAACTGAAGAAGAAATAGTAGAGGTTACTAAAGCTGTAGAGCAAGAGGTTGCTGAAGCCGTTAGAGATGAAAAGGTTTTAGGTAAACAGCTACCAGAAAACATCGAAAAATTAGTTTCATTTATGGAAGAAACAGGTGGAACAATCAATGACTATGTTAGATTAAACACTGATTACTCTACTATTGATGAAAAGACATTATTAAGAGAATATTATAAAAAATCAAAACCTTATTTAGATAAAGATGATTTAGACTTGATTATGGAAGATAACTTCAAGTATGATGAAGATTTAGATGAGGAAAAAGATATTCGCAGGAAAAAACTTGCGTATAAAGAAGAAGTTGCTAAAGCCAAAAACTTTTTAGAAGAAACCAAGAGTAAATATTACGACGAAATCAAGTTGAGACCCGGCGTAACTCAGGAACAACAAAAAGCAAATGACTTTTTCAACAGATTCAACGAGGATCAAAAGGCTGCAGAAAAAAAGCATAACGATTTCTTACAACGAACTAAAAATTTACTTAACAATGATTTCAAAGGTTTTGACTTCAAAGTTGGTGAGAAAAAATTTAGATACGGAGTAAAAAATGTTAACGAGGTTGCTGAAGCACAATCTGATATTTCAAACTTTATAGGGAAGTTCCTAGATAAAGAAGGTAACATATCGGACGCTAAAGGTTATCACAAAGCTCTGTACGCTGCTAGGAACGCTGATACTATAGCGCAACACTTTTATGAGCAAGGTAAAGCTGATGCTGTAAAAAACGTTGTAGCAAAATCTAAAAACATTAAAACTGACCCAAGACAAACGTCTAGTGGTAGTGTTTTTGTAAATGGATTAAAAGTTAAGTCGATTAGTGGAGCAGATTCCTCAAAACTAAAAATTAAAAAAAGAACTTTTAACTAAAAAAATTTAAAATTATGGCATTAAGTCCAACATTCGGTTCAATTAAGCCGAGTCAAAAACAACAAATTTTAGAATCTAACTTCTTATCATTTAACGGTGGTACAGAACCTGGAGACTCAAACTCATTTGCACAACAGTACTTACCTGAGATCTACGAACAAGAAGTAGAGCGTTACGGAAACAGAACATTATCTGGATTCTTACGTATGGTAGGGGCAGAAATGCCAATGACTTCTGATCAAGTAATTTGGTCTGAACAAAACAGATTGCACGTAGCATACAATGACGTGTCTAACGATGGAACAAACACTCTTACTTTTACTGTAGGTGGAGCAGGAGATGCTTTCGTAGAAAACGTTATTTCTAAAAACCAAACTATTGTAATTTTAGATCCAGCTGGATTAGAATTAAAAGCATTAGTTACACAATCTTCTCAAGCTGGTACTACAGCAACTGTAGAAGTAGCACCTTATACTGCTGCTAATACTGGAGCTTTAGCTGCTACTGGATTGAAGATTTTTGTATACGGTTCTGAGTATGGAAAAGGATCTAACATAGTAAACTCTACTGGAGCTGCAGATGTAAGCGGATATAAGTCTATTACACCTTCTTTCACTCAACATTCTAACTCGCCAATTATTATTAGAAATAAATACGTAGTATCTGGATCTGATATGGCTCAAATTGGATGGGTAGAAGTTGCAACTGAAGACGGAACTTCTGGATATTTATGGTATTTAAAAGCTGAATCTGAAACTAGATTACGTTTTGAAGACTATTTAGAAATGTCTGTAGTAGAGGGAGAGCTTGCTGCTGGTGGATCAGGAGCTGAGACTGCTGGAGTAAAAGGTACTCAAGGTTTATTTGCTGCAATTAAACAAAGAGGTAACACTAACGTAGGATTTACTGCTGCTGGTGGATTAGGTACATTTGATGAGATCTTGAAAAACTTAGATACTCAAGGGGCTATTGAAGAGAATATGTTATTCTTAAATAGACAAACTTCTTTAGACTTTGATGACATGTTATCTGAGATTTCTACAGGTTCTCAAGGTGGAACTGCTTTTGGTTTGTTTGAAAACTCTGAAGACATGGCGTTAAACTTAGGTTTCTCTGGATTTAGAAGAGGTTCTTACGACTTCTACAAAACTGACTGGAAATACTTAAACGATGCTTCTACTCGTGGAGCTATTCAAGGAAGTGTAGCAAGCGTTGAAGGTGTATTAATACCTGCAGGAACTTCTACAGTATATGACCAAATCTTAGGAACTAATATCAGACGTCCATTCTTACACGTACGTTATAGAGCTTCACAAGCTGATGACAGAAGAATGAAAACTTGGTTAACTGGTTCTGCAGGAGGAGCTGTAAGTTCTGACTTAGATGCAATGGAAGTAAACTTCTTATCTGAAAGATGTTTATGTGTACAAGGAGCTAACAACTTTGTATTATTCCAAGGAGTATAATTATTATGTAATTCTTACCCTCGTTAAATCAACGGGGGTAATTATTACCCTTATTAAACTATTAAATTTTATTATATTATGGCTAAACAAGCTACAGCTAAAAAAGTCGAGGTAGCACCTCAACCAAAAGTAGAAACTAAAAAAGTATCTACACCAGTACAACCTGCTAAACCAAAGTGGGAAATAAAAGATAGAACGTATGTATTAACTGGAGGTGTTAGTCCACTAACATTAACCATACCGTCTAAACATACTAGAAAACACTCTTTATTATTCTTCGATGAAGAAGTTGGAGAGCAAAAAGAAATAAGATACGCGACGAATCACTCGTCTGTATTTAAAAACGAACAAGAAGGAGAAGCTACATTAGGTCACATTATATTTAAAAATGGATCTTTAACTGTACCTAAACAAAAACAAAACTTACAAAAGCTATTATCTTTGTATCACCCTTTGAAAGGAAGAATATACACTGAGTTTAGCCCTGTAAAAGTAGCTGAAAACGAATTAGATATATTAAACTCTCAAATACAAGCAATGAATGCTGCTAAAGAAATGGATATTGACCATGCTGAAGCAATATTAAGAGTAGAGCTTGGTTCTGCTGTTGCTAAGATGAGTTCTAAGGAACTTAAAAGAGATTTACTATTGTTTGCTAGAAGCAATCCTGATATGTTCATAGAACTAGCTAATGACGATAATGTGCAATTAAGAAACTTTGCAATTAGAGCATCAGAAGCTGGAATTATAAAACTATCTCAAGATCAAAGAACTTTTGCTTGGGGATCAAACGGAAGAAAATTAATGAATGTTCCATTTGATGAAAACCCTTTCTCTGCATTTGCAGCCTTCCTTAAAACTGACGAAGGAGTAGAAAT